TCTTTCTTGCAATATGGGCAGCGTATATGTATTGGTTTATTTGCTTTGTCTATGTTCATTGCTTCCTCCTCTTGATCCTTTTTCTTATCAGTGCATAAAAGCATAAAAAGTGTATTGATATACAAAATTCAAAGTCATAAAATGCCAGTCCGATCACCCATTCTTTAGGATTGCAATAAAATCGTATATGCCAGTTCATTGATCCTCCTAATATCGTATATTTAAGTTGCCATGTTTGTTTATCCAGTCTATGATTTCCTTGTAATTCAGGCCGCCTTGATCTTCTGGCCGCATTATATAGTCATAGATTTCCGGATGTGTGACTTTTAATTTTTCAAACCGATTCGGGCTTTTTTCCAGGTGGCATCCAAAACCGCAAAACATACATCCTGTTCTTTGGCATCCGGTAGTTTTTAAAGGCAAACTTTTTGCATCAAAAAGCTCCATATCCTCATAACCCTCAAGATCTGATATTGTCAGCTGCCCTTCCACCTCATCGGTACCGTCACGATCTTCCACTATATCACCGTATACAGAACATATTTTCAGGTTCTTTTGCTTGATATATAACAGCACGTCCTGATCCGTCCAGAATGACATAGGATTACTTATAGGTGATTTAATATCATAAGCATTACAGCCATTCTGCAGCCATTTTTGCGTTCTTAACCGGCTTTCACTAGCCATTTGTGCTGTTATCGGTTTGCGGCCTGTTTCTTTAGCGTATCTATGAGCTGGATCTTTTTTCATTACGTTGCAGCATCGGTTTGATATTTCAAACGGCGCATCTAGGAAAAACTTATATTTTTCAAGTGAAAAGCTTGACCTGTCTTTGCTAGGGATATTCGCCTTTATCGTCTGATCCTTTGTCAACATTCCCAGCATGATCGCTAACCTCTGATTGTTTCCACCTGATCGTGTTTTCCTTCGTTCTTCTAGCAAATTCGCCAATTCCTCTGATCCTTCGATACTTGCGGTCGTACCCCCCCCACTAGGATTTTGGAAACTAATTTCGTCCACGCTAGGGAAATTCGCCTTTTTCCGATATTTCCCGGTTCCTGTTACCCTTTCGTAAAAGCACAGGTTTGGTCTGTCTGTCTGTCTGTCTGTCTGTCTGTCTGTCTGTCTGTCTGTCAAGGATTTTTGCTCGTTAAGTATACTTGTCAAGTATTTTCTTGCACCCTGGACACATTCAGATACTTCTTTGCTTATAAATGGATAGCCGTACTTCTCTATCACTTGCCGGAAGTTCATTTTAGGTTTCAGCCATGTCACCCGATCACCGTAAGATTTTACAAATTCCCTGATCTCCGGATATTCAAGCCCGGTATCGCAAAACACTAAAGGAATATCAAGGCCCATATCATCAGCTATGTCTACTAAAACCGTGCTATCTTTGCCACCGCTGAAAGATATATATACTTCTCCGTCATAAGTTTCATACCAGTCACGGATTCTTCTTTTGGTCATGCTGATCTTTGAATTAAGCGATAATGACTGCATCTGATACAAGTCACCTATTGTATGTTTCATTCATCCTCCTTAAACAATTCACCGTGATCCTCGCAAACATCGTCATAACTATGTATCTCTTTTATGTGGTCTAAATCCCTTACACATAAATCAACATAGCAATAATTCTTTGTTTTGTGCAGCACTTGCTTATGGTCTACATCTCTTGTCACGATCTCCCAACTAAAAACCTTTGACGCTATCTTGCAGAACTCGCAATCGTAACAAGTATATTGATGCTCAAACTCACCATCAGGAGGCCAATCCTTGCATTCTCGTTTCATGGCACTCCTATACTCGTCATCGGATAAAGCTCCGACCTTCCAATCTGAATATGCACTCATTCTTTACCCCCTATATGCTTGTCGATAATCTTCAACACATCATCAATTATTGCTTGTGGTTCTCTGTACCAATTATTGCTATGTCCGTCTGTATCGGTTATAGGAATATTGATTATCTCTGTTTTAATATCCTCTAATACCTTGTCAGCATATTCTTGTAATTTCCTCTTTTGCCATGCTTTGGCTTGTTCTCGTTGTCTTTTCTTATAACAGTCCGAACATAAGCAAGTAGTTCTTTTGCTATAACTCCACCGATAATACTCGTTACCACATTTGGAACACTCAAAGTAGTATAGTGGAAGACCCCACTCGGTTTTTTCTGTGCGTATTAGTTTTGCCTTCTTTTTGCGTTCTTCATATCGTCTTTCCATTTCGAGTAATCTATCACCCATTATTTCTTCTCTTGTCATTTCGCACTCTCCCACATATCCATATAATTTTGCTTGCATATACCGCACTTTGACATATTTTTGCTATCTTCGTATACGCAACCAACGCAACCGTCATGTTCTTGTTCTATTTCTTCCGTTATTTTTTCTATTGGTATGCCTTTTAATACTGCTTGATGTAGTTCGGAAGTCATTACTTCTGACCTTATTTTAATAACATCATATATTCTCTTTGGTATATCAATTATCAGTTTCATAACCCATACACCTCCGACACATCAAAATACTTTTTTCCACGATCCTGGTATCTTTTTGTTTCATACGTTCTATCCGGATAGAAAATATCTGTTTCAGGTTTTACTTTCAGCGGTGGCATATCAATATCGTGTATAGTTTCCTGATTCGGGTGATATTCTCGCTTAGGCCTTAATCCCATTTTGACAATATTTGCTCTCACGCATGATCCTGACAGATTTAATTCTTCGGCTATCTGACCGGGTTTATAACCCTGTTCCCATAGATCTTTTATCTTTTCCGGTGTTGTTCTTACGTCAATATCTAGCTGATCCTTGTAAAGAATGACGTATTTTCTAACAGAATCACGATTACAGCCGATCTCTCTGGCTATTTCCGTGTTATTCATGCCTGATTGTTTTAAATTAAGAATCTTTTTTATTGTTTTCGGTTCCAGTTCGTGTAACATGATCTACTCTCCTTTGATATTCTTTATACGGGCTATTCTGATAATCTTGCCAACCTTTAGACATAAAACCTTGCTTTGCCATGTGTTGATAGTCTGACGGATAAAAGGCCCGTGGTACTGTTACTTTGTTGCGCTCATTGATTATCATGAAATCTTCTCCTTGTACTGCTTTTCAACTGAATCCATGTAATCTATGACCAGTTTGTTGACATACTCTGTGATATAGGTACCTTTATCCTTATACTTCTGCATAAATTCACTGGCATTGCGGATATTATTCTCAAACCAACGATCAGCTGCTGCCTGATCTGCCGGAATATCACCTGACAGATACAGTTTTGATTTAAGAAAATCCTGGTTTATGTATTCTAATTTTTGAAAAAGTGGCATTATCATAATTTGATCCCCCATTTTGATGACCGTGATTACCGTTTTTTTTGAATGTGGTCATCACGATAAACGTTGATTTTATAAGCAAAACTAGACTTTGATGACCGATTACCGCTTTTGAAAAATTCCCTATAGGGATGAAAAGTGTATATATCACGCTGTCTATATATACCCCTTTTCTCTCTCATATACACGTAGGTGTGCGGTCATCACGGTCATCGGTCATCATTATTTGAATGGTAATTCCTCCTGTAAATCTGGCATAAACCCTGATTCTTCGGGCGTTTCTTCATCATTTGATATTTTGATAACAACTGCCTTGACCCCTCTGATAGATCCTTTTGACACTCCTTTTCGTGGTCTTCCACCGGTACCCAATTCCAGAAGATTTTTCTTCTTGGCCCATGATAAAAATGCTTTAGGCTGAAAACCACCCTGCTGCATGATCTTGTCAAAAGCGTTGCTGAATATTGCGATCCAATCAGCGTTCTTGTAGAATCCCCATTTTTCATAGTTCCCGGAATCTTCGGTATCGTCATCGTTGAATCTGAATTGATTCATTGTGATGGTTCCTAACAGATACTCATAAGCTCGCTTGTCCTCTGAAACCTCGCCCTTGTTCTTCAGATAGTCCACGCACAAATCAAGATCCAGGGTGATACCATCCTTGAACAGGTATTCCTCTGTCAGAGCATCTGCTGTGAGTATCAAGGCCATCGGAACGATCTGCTTGTCTTCTTTTTCAACGCCTTTGCTTTCAGCGTTTGCTTTGATTCTGTCATACTGCTCATTCATCTTCTGGTTGATTGCCTCAAAACCAATCTTTTCGATGATTTCAATAAACTCTTTGCCGGCAAAACCATAGTTTTTTTCAAACAGATTGACTGTCTTGTTGCCTGTCTTACCGTTAAAAAGCACTTCTCCGGAAGCTTCTATGTCTATAACTCTGTTAACGGCTCCACCTTGTGTGCTTTCATCTACAAGGGATCGTTCGCCGTTTGTTATGGTGCAGTTCCTCCAGGATGTAAGTTTGTTTAAACCTAATTCCTTGTTAGAACGATCACGTCCTTTACCAGCACACCAACGATATATAAGCTCTGAGAAATCCTCATCGTACTGATTCTTGATCTGAGCCATATCATCAAGTGTCATAGGTAAACTGTTTAGGATATTCAAGCGCATTTCCATAGCTGTTGTTGTTGCTTTGGCATCTGTGATGTACTTTCCTTCGCCTGGATCTGCCCATACTGACGTACAAATCTTCAGGATGACTGACTTGCCTATTCCGGTGCCTCCCCACAGGCTGACGATAAACGGGAGTGCCCCACAAGGATCTACCAGGACCGATGCAAACGATGCTGCAAGGTTAATCAATACTTCTGGTTGCTTCTTTGCCCTGATATCTTTTATGAGTGAATACCATTTATCCCTATCTCCGTGAGTTGTGATGCTATCAAACAAGGCCTTTGTGTTAAGCTCGTTATCGAATATTACGTCCTGCTGATACGGAAGAAAGTACTTTGTGCGCTCTCCATCCTCATTTACGTCCTCTATCCAGCCTAATCTGCTTGTGCTTGCGTACTCTTTTATGATTTCCGGATTCAGTGTTTCCACGTCTGCCAGATACTTAACAAGTAAAGGTGCGCTGATATTTGTTACCTGGATAGAATCGTCTGCAAGCTTCAGAATCTTATTCGGTGTTGCTATGGTTTCCCTGTTGACATAGATTTTCCTTGTCTTGCCTCTTATCTGAAACACAAGTTCGATTTTGTACTTGCCTGTTTCAGCATTCCTTAAGACCTTTGTAGGAAATATGGGATGTGGACAGGCCCACACTACACCGGAATCTGTATGAAGCTTTACGCCTTGATCATCTGCTTCCCAGGACCCGCAATTCAGCTGAATAGAATCATCAAGCAAAGAAAATTTAGTCTGATATACTCCCATAAGCTCATTGCGCTCGGTCTTTTGCATCTTTATATGTCTGGCCTGATTTCTTTGTGCTGCGGCCCACATATTATCGAAAGCAGTTACAAGGCCTCTGTCTTTTGTCTCTTCTGATATTCTTTTAGCCCGATCCCTCATCTTCTGGACTTCGCTTTGTCGGTCCAACTCATCTTCGATTGCAACAAGTTCAAGATAAAGGGCCGGATCGCTAAAGGAATCTTTCGATAATTGTTCTGGATGTTCTATATACGTCAATTTCATTTATTTCCTCGTCCAAGATATATTTCATTTCAAATGCGTTTTCTAGAAACGGTAACTTATCGGCAGCTAGACACCAGCCATCGGAAAAAGGTTCATAACTCTCTTTAGCTATTCGACAAACCTTAATTGCTTGCCATAATGTTGAAACGAATTTCTTTTCCGATTCCTCAGCTCGTTTGCGCCTGTCATTTTCTATATTCCTGCGCATCTTCTCAACAATTCTCTGGCGATCTGTCTGCTCATGGTTATAAGTTCCACCTAACATCTTAAAAGCGGTCTTAAAATCGCAATTATCGGCATCCATAACCAGCTTAAACACATCACCATACCATCCGCATGAGAAGCACTTAGCCGCATCTTTAAAGAGTTTCATGCTGGGATTCTCATCCTTATGAAAAGGACACGAACACATATTCCCCTTAATCTTCTTTGAGTACCGTTTCATCACATCCGGCATCGGGTTTTGTTCCTTGATCTGTTCTGTTGTCATAATCTCCACGCTCCAGTCGCATCTTAAGCTCTCGTTCCATGATTTCTTTGATCATTCGCCCGGATAGTTCCTTTTCAACGAATATAGGCTTGATATCATACTTGGCTATTATCTTCAGGAGCCTTTTTAGGTATGCCTTCTCGTTAAACTGTGTCTTATATCTGTGGTTTATTATGTTCTCCCAGGTAGCATCCTCTACTAATAGGTAGATACTCGCTCCGTTTTCTTTTGCCCTTGTGAATTCACGCTCAAAGCGATCAAACTCCTGGCAGAGGTTCCCGGATAGTTCCGTAAGCGACATCTTGCGTTCGATCACGGCCCTTCCTTTAATAGGTTCCTCTGCATCTATACTCTTGCCGTTAAGCGTAAATCCATATGTGTAATCACCATAGTCAAGGTGCTTACGTTCCCACGGGATGCCCATAGAATTAAGCCTTTTAACGTACTGTTCTGTGGGCTGTTCCCGTGAATCCGCATATATAACCATCGATTTAAGACATTCTTCTATATCAACCGGGTGCATAATATACCTCGTTAAAACGGTAGTTCTGATTCCAGACTATCGGGAACGTTCATGAAATCATCTGACGTTTCCTTACCGTAATCACCCTTTGATTTAAACTTAGCCTCTCCAGCGGTGCCGTTACGGACCTGATCAACGCTGACAGGATACCTGGCTTCTGTGTAGACGATGTCCTTGCCATTGATCCTTGTACCGGTATCACCGAAAACAATGCCTACAAGCTTATCCTTCCACTTGCTTTCATCCCAATCCCATGCATATCCAGAGTTTGAATCCTCTAATGAATTGGTCCACTTAGCAAAAGACTTCTTGGTCCACTCATCTTTTTCATCTCCATTGTTCTTAGGGATGTATATCTTGGTGTGGCCCTTGTACTTCTTGTCCTCACGGGTGTTGGCCTTGTACTGATTTGTGAAGAAGTTCTTCTGATCTCCTTCAGCTACATCAAACAGGATGTTTATGTACTTGCTTAAATCAGCCCTCTCAGGTGTTACAAGTTCAACCTTCAGGATCTTGCAGACATATGCTCCTGCCGGCAATCTGCCACTGCCAGAAGACTTTGCCTCCTCTTTTGCCTTGTCGAAACCATCAAATCTTTCCATATTAATCTCCTTTTCTATGCAAAGAAATCCTCTATCTCTTTGCCATGTAATACTGTTAATGCTGTTGCTACTGCTACATTGAGCATGAAAACCTTATCCGGTTCATCCTCGTTTACGATACCGACACCGATCAGAAGTTTACTTTCTTCCAGGTGTTTAAAGTATTCATCAAAGTTGTTTATTGTCTTTGTTTCTTCGGCTAGAAGTTTTCTCATATGCCGTAATACTCCCTAATCTTGGTATCTACTGCCTTTAAGTCATTCGGAATTTTTAAATCGAACATTCCTTCAGGTGACTTAGCTGTTGTGTATCCATCTGTCTGTGTGATGAAGTTGTGCTCTGCTCCATCTGGACTGCAGAGAAGAACGATATTAAAGCATCCTTCTACTGTCAGCTGGTTGTCTAGCATCTTACCTACTGTCTTGGCCTTTGTTCTGCCGGTGTTGCTGTCAAGCTCTGTGTGATGCAGGAAGTACACAATCACGTCATCCGGAAGCTTCTGATTTATGAAGTGGATTAAGTTCCTGAAGTGTACTGCTATCTCTGTGAACTTTCCGTAACCGGTTTCCTTTACCTTGTCGAACATTTCATTTGCCATTAGATACTGTGAATCATCTATCACGTATGTTTTCAGCTTAGGCTCCTTAAAGGCTGCTGCTATCTGTTCGTAGGTTGCGTGTTTGACTATCTTGAAATCCTTTTTAAAAGGCATATAGCTCTTTTCCACGCTGAAGATTCCTACCTCATTCGGATCAAAGTTCTTAATGGAATAAGTCTTACCTGATCCGCTTTCACCTAATACCAATACTGGTAATCCCATAATTAGACCTCCTTATCTTATGTGTGGTAATTTAAATATTTCATATCCTTCAGTTTCCATCAGATACCTTGCATAGCTGTCCTCGTCCTTGAAGAATTTGTCATTGATTCCGGCTATTACAATGTCACCACCGTATGCAATCTCATCTTCTCCATCGAGTCTGTATGCCTCTGTGTCAGGATCTTCCAGATACTCATTGATAAACTTAGCCTTCTCATCAGAATCCATGATTAACTCAAGGACCTTCTGCTTAGGATTAGATACGATCTTTTCAAGCATTTCTTCGTTTTCAAACCAGTGTGTGTTCATCTTTTACCTCTTTCTTTTAAGTAATCACAAAACTCAAATATCTCTATCGCTGCTCTGTCTGCCAGGTATTCGCCTATACACTTCTTGCTACAGAAGTATTTATAAGAAGCACCTGTGTGCATTCTCATGGCTTTTTCTGATAGCTCGGTTCCACATTTCTCGCATATGAAGGGATATATTTTCATACGCTTTTATCCTTTGTGTTTACAAACTCATAAAATGTTTCAGCGTTCTTTAAGAAGTGATATGTTTCAAGCTTGTCGACCTCTGTGTCAAAGTCATTGACACTAGATATGTTTTTCAGCTCGTCAATTAACGCTCCTAAAACCTTGATGATAAATTTAAGTTCCCTTTCTCTCATTTTTGACCTCCTTATCTTCCGAAAAATACTCCCTGGATCTCTTTGTACTGCTTCCCTTGTCTAAAATTTGCCTGCCATACCACATCGGTAGGTATGGTTACACCGTTTTCTAATAAGTACTTGGCATTTGCATACGTTCTGTCTGTATAGGGCTTATCTATCTCACCATTCCAGGTGGTGGAATACTGGCCCTCTGCATAGATAACTTCATATATAGTGTTCGGGAATCGGCTATCGTTTACCCTGTTCAATACCACGCTACCAACTGCCCTTTGAAGTTCATCTGTACACCAGTCAGATCCGGCTTCTGCTCTTATTAATCTCGCAAGCAAATCTAATTCTTCTGCATTTATGAGAAGTCCTGTTTGAAGTTCCTCAACGTGTTCGGTGCTGTTACGTTCTTCTAACTTAACTGTTACCTTTTCGAATTCTTCGATTGTCACCTCGATGACTTCTTCCTCTGCTTCCGGAACAATCGCAAATATCAAACCGATAATCACTATTGTTGCTATCAGTAACCATATGAAAGACCATCTCTCTCCAAACTCTCTACGCCTCATAATCTTTAATCTCCATATCCAGAGCTTCTGCTATTGCGTATGCTATAAACTTGCTGTTCTTTTTACAGAAGAAACCTCTGATGCTTTGTTCGTTGTAGTTTGTCTTCTTTGCTAGATCCTTAATGGACAAGTCATGCAGTATCATTTCTATCCGGGCCATCTTTTTAAAGTGTTCATATTGTTCTTTGTCAAGCTTCAGTCGATACATTTATGCTCCTTTTGAATTCGTCTAACCATTTGCGATAGATGACGTATGACCATCTCGTTTTTCCGTCCTTTAGATCTGCAATCCCTATCTTTATATAGTTGTGTCGCATCCATGACCGAATTGTGGCTTGATCAACATTTAGTTCTAAAGCTGCTTGTTGGACAGAAACTCTTTGCAAATCACTATTGCCACTAGGCACGTTTCCAGAATTAAAGCTATCCATAACCTTCTCTGCTTCCTTTCTTCTCTTGCCATATCGCTTTCATGTGCGACATAGGGAATCATGATCAAATCCTGTTCCATAAATCG